GAATCGAACATTGGAATCCTAATGTAGACCAATTAAGATTTGTAAATACTAACACAATGGAATACATAACAGAACCTGGAGGAAGTAATCAAAGAAATAAGTCCTGTAACGGTAAGACATACTGGCAAGCAGGATTAACTGATACATTAGATAACCCTTGTTAAAATATAAAATACCATGTCAAATAATTGCTCAAATTGCTACAACGGATGTACTGAGATTACCTCAGACAAATGCGTTAAATATACAGGGGTAGATGTCCCTGTCTTAGGAATAAAAAATGGAGACTCTCTATCGTATGTAGAGCAGGCTCTAATAACTTTTTTAAGTTCTACATTAGATGGAACAGGAATCATTCCTGTAATCCAACCTTCTGACGTATGTCAAAGCGTAAATAAAAACTTACCAAACTGCGATCCTATATCATTAAATAACTGGCTTACAGCTCTTCTAAAATCATTGTGTGCTCTGGAAGATACAGTGGCTAATATTCCTTCAGCTAATCCAACCGTAGCTTATGATGTAGACTGTCTTACAGTGAGTGATGCTACAAGTACAATAGATGTATTACAAGCTGTAATATACAAAGTGTGTGATGTAGCTGAGCAATTAAATAACTTCATAACATATGTAGATGCTACGTACGTAAAGATTTCAGATATTAATACGTACATTCAAAACTATCTAGATGGTAGTCCTGTTCAACAGCTTATCAATCAAAGAATGGTTCCTTATTCTATTGTTGCTGCTGCAGGTACTTCAATTCTTAGTAATTTTGATGCTTCTGGTGCTGGTATAGGTGAATGGGATAGAATCTTCTTATGTAATGGTGAGAATGGAACTCCTGATTTAAGAGGTAGAGTGATAGTTGGAACTAACGATGGAAGTATGCTTGGTGGAGCAATGGATGCAGCTGTTGCACCATCTGCAACAAACCCAACTTATGGAATAGGAAGTACACATGGTAATAATAGTGTAGTGTTAACTACAGGACAAATTCCTGCACACTCACACTCTGTTATTGATCCTGGACACGATCACACATTCCCAGCAAGAAATGGAACAGTAGTTGGGGATTATATACAAAATGCAGGTGGTGGAGCACCAAATGATGATACTAAACAAATTCAAAGCACTGCATCACCTAATAATGATACATCATCAAGCACTACTAATATTTCAATAGATCTTACTGGTGGAGGACAAGGACACCAAAACTATCAACCTGGACGTGGAGTATTTTACATAATTTATATACCTTAAAACAAAATAAAATGGCATACCTACCTGTAAACCCTTGTTGCAATAATGTAGTTGTAAATAGCCCTTGTGGATGTAGTAGCACATGCACTTGTGGTAGCTGCTCTACCAATTCTTGTGGAACTAATGGACCCCTATCAAGCACAGTTGTGTATGACGGTCCTACACTTCCAGGATCTGGTGTAGAAGCTTGCGACACAATTAATGTAGCATTATCAAAAATAGATGCTGTTCTTGTTGAATTAAAGAATCAAGTTGCAACTAACACAGCTGCAATTTCTACAATTACAGAACAGATAAATAACATAAATTCACAAATAACAACTATTAACAATAATTGTTGCCCATAATAATGACAGTACTACTAACATTAACTACTGCAGGAACTGATGCCACGATGTTTGATTTATATTCAGACATCGATGGTTTCACCACTGCATTTGAAACAGATGTACCTGTAGCTTCTTTAACAGCTGGATATAGCTCTGCATTAGTTCCAGACTATACCAACACTGTAAGAGTTCAAGCTACAGAAAAATGTGTTAACTATGTAGATATAGTGTTAGAAAACACAACAACCACCACCACAACAACACCTTAAGATATGTTGATACAAATAAACATAACAATACCACCTGAAGGTTCCGCTGGACCTTTTGATCTATATTCAGATGCAAATGGATATACCACTCCATTTGAAACACAAGTTCCTGCTGCAAGTTTAGTAGCTGGGTATATTGTAGAACTTCCTGTGGGAGCAACTATTATAAGAGTGTGTTCTGTTGGTACATGTGAAAATTGTATTGACATACCAACTAATTGTCCAACCACTACAACAACGTCTACTAGTTCAACAACTACAACAACTAGTACAAGTAGTACAACCACCACAACTACCACTGCAGCTCCACCTTATAAGCTTGGTTATGAACTTATTACAAATACTCCTTTAGATATAGGAACTGTTAATCTTATAATAGAGGTTGATTCTGTTCAGGTAGTAAATCAAACAATAAGTGTTGGTAATACATATCAATCAGGAACATTAAACCTCACTGCTGGTCAAGTTGTAACAGCAACAATGACTAACACTAAAACAGGTACATTTAACATTAATAATAAAATAATACAAGATGGATTTTTATATCAACCACAAGATACCTGTACACCTTGTGTAGATCAATTAGTAACACCATTCTTCTCTCCATATACAATGGGAAGTGCTAACACTACATTTGTATTCCAAGGTGATATTAACCCTCCTACAACAACCACCACTAGTACAAGTAGCACAACTACTACCACTAGTACAAGTAGCAGTACTACCACTACAACCACTACAGCAGCACCACTTGATTGTGCGTTAAATGGCGGAACTGCAGTAGTTAATCCACCACTTACAACTACAACCACCACAACCCCTGCACTTACTCAAGGAATTATTACTAGCTTATCAAGTCCTATAGATGGTTGTAGTTTAGGCACACCAGATCAAATAGTGTGGTTCTCTAACACAACTGGAAGTGGAGGTGGTGAAGTTCCAGCTGCAGGATCTAGTGTAGTGTATACAAATTCTAGTGGAACAACTTCATTTAATGGAGATGGTAATAAGTACAAAATGAGAGTAGGCACTGGACCTTTTGTAGGTGCAGACGTATCTATAGGTGGAGTAGTAGGAAGTCCAGTAAGTTTATGTTTTTAAAATAGGAAATTATGGCACAACAAATGACAATAAGACTAACCTCAGCAGGTGTTGATACAAGCACTGTTGACATATATACAGATGCAACTGGATATATTACACCAATAGCATCTACTACAATATTAGTACTCACTAGTCCATTTGGCTTTCAAACATTTAGACCTTTTGGTGCAACTACTGTAAGAATACAAAATACAGGAGTGTGTACTAATTACGTAGATATACCAATAACAACATAATGACAGGAGCAGTACAAATATCTAAGATAGGCACAGCCCTTCAAACATTCTATCTGTATTCAGATGTGAATGGATTTACAGCACCTTTTGAATCAGGTGTAACAAGAAACAGCTTACTTCTAGGACACCCTACAGATAAGATACCTAACACAACAACAGTGATTAGAGTGATGTCAGTAGATATTCCTGGTAAGTATTTAGATATTAGCACATCACCTGTAGTGTAATGTATAAAAAGTCTTGTTTTGTTGGTTTTGCAAGGCTTCTCCTAGGGTTACTATTAGCCCTAGGAGTTTTTTATTTATAACTAAATTGATTATAAATAATAACCTTGTTTAGTAAATTTATTTGTTATATCCAAAATAAATTTTATATCTTTACAATATTTTTTAACTAAAGCACAACTAAATGTCGTACAATGAGAAACTACTCAGACAGCTAGAGGGACTACTAGGCTGGAAAAAGAGTAAAAAGTTTTACGCTGAAAGGCTGAACATAACAGAAGATGAAGTAGATGAACTAATTAAAGAAATAAGAAGTAGGGACAAAGATGAAGGAGAACAATTCTTAAAAACATCAGACTTATCAGGGACAGACACCTTTGAATTTTTAAAGAAGGTGAACAATGAAAAGGGAACTATAGAGAGTACAATTACTCTTGACTACGAACCTAAAGATCACTTGGAGCTAGCAAAGCTTCATAAAATAGACTTAGACAAATACATAATTACAAATTACTGGTCTAAGGTACTTCCAAGTGGAAAGTTTACTTCCTCTGTATTTTCAAAGAGGAAAACACCAAAAGATTACACAGCTGAAGACTTCAGCAAGTTCTTAGAGAACTATAAATCAAATTACATTCCAATCCCCTCACCAGAAAGAAATGACAATAGAAACATCACAGATGTTGAGTTATCTCTTTCTGATTATCATTTAGCAAAACGCTATGTTGATGGTGACAATAATCCTGTAGTGAGAGTTAAAAGATTCTTTGAAGTGGCTCAGAATTTGATGGATAAGGTGAGATCTGTTTATGATGTAAACAAAGTGATATTTCCAATATCAAATGATTTCTTTCATACAGACAACTACCATAACTCAACAACAAACGGTACACCACAAGACACTATACTAGATTATGCTTCTGAGTATGAACTAGGGTTTGCAGTGCTTGTAGACACTATCAAAATGTTGAAAGCAAATTCTAATCATGTAGAAGTGATATTAGTGCAAGGTAATCATGATAGAACAAAGTCTTTCTATCTAGCACATGCACTAGATATCTACTTTGCAAATGAAGATGATATAAGCTTTATAAGAGAAGAAGGTTTAGTGAAAGGAACAGTGGTTGGTGAAACATTTATTGGTTACCATCATGGGAACTGTAAGATAGATCAACTACCACTTTTATTTGCTACACATCCAAAGTATTCACAGATGTTTGGTAATGCTAAATATAGAGAAGTGCATACAGGTGATAAACATCACTATATGGCTAAAGAGATAAAAGGGGTTAGAATACAACAAATGCCTAGTTTATCTGGTACAGATAGGTGGCATAAAGATAACAACTTTGTACATAGTGTACGAGCTGCTCTTGCCTTAGTATATGATGCTAAGTTTGGTAAGGTGGCTGAATTTGAAGAAAGAATATAATTATGGCAACATTAAGAAAATTGGTTTCAGATGTGCGATCTACGCACAAGATCTTATCCACTGATGCGCTTATCACAGACAGAGCTATTGCTTCTGAAGTGAGAAACAATGCCTTGATGCTAATTAAGAGAGAAACCAATTTAAGGAAGCTTTGGGCTAGCGATACCCTATTCACCACCATTCCTTGTTTAGAGATGGTGGAGGTTCCTATTTCAGAATGCTGTGAATATGCTGATCCTCACACGGTAGCAAGATCAAAATACAAACTCCCAAGGATATCTGAGGGTAATTACCAATACGTAATCCAAGGTGTGTATTCTATAAATGCTATGGGTGGTAAGGGTAAGAAGTTAAAAGAAATAACAGTAAATAGATATTTAAACATACTAAAGCTTCGTATAATTAAAAAAGAAAGCTATTTTTGGATATCTAATGGTTACTTATACGTAAGTAATCCCCTACTAAAATCAATAAGGTTAGCTGCACTGTTTGAAGAAGATATACCTAATGAGATAATGTATCCAGATTGTGACTGTGGTACAAACTACTCTACAGATGATTTATGCAAGAACCCACTAGACAAAGAGTATTCACTACCTGGATATCTAGAACAACAAGTTCTTGCAATGACATCACAAAAACTCTTGTCTACATATTTCCAAATTAAGACAGACATGAGTAATGAAGGTATAGATGGTCAAGCACCAAATGCTCAACCTACAAACTAATAGTAAATGGCTAGAGTCTCTGTTGATTGGAGAAGTGCAAGTAAAGATAACTACAATGATTTCTGCAAGAAATACCCATTGGTAAATCTGTCTTTTGACGAGTGGAGAAATATATTGTACAATTATAATGATGCATTTAAACACTACATACTAGAGACAGGTGAAAAAGAAAAACTTGTTGGAAGTATTGGAGAATTCTCTATAAACAAAAAGAAGAGAAGAAGAATAAAAGGTGTAGATGGTAAGGAGTTTGTAAACTTACCTATTGACTGGCAGAAAACTAAAGAAAAAGGAAAGGTGATCTACAACTTCAACTATCACACAGAAGGTTACTTCTTTGGATGGATGTGGTTTAAAGACAGTGCTAGATTCAGAAACTCTGATTTATGGTACTTCAAACCATCTAGACTCACCTCAAGATTACTATCACACTATATCAAAACCGATAACAAGTACCAACACATGTATCATGAATGGAAAAAATAAGTTATGTCATACTACTATAAATACAATTTTATTTCCCCAGAGCCCATCTATGCCACTGTAAAAGAAGAACTTAAAAGTTACTTTGATACAGGTGCTGTAGATGATTTGCTCTTTCCCACTTATCTAGACAAGTGTCTTAGAAAGTTGGGTAGAACTACTTATGTTATTAGTGAGCAAGTATTGTTTATTGAAGATTTTGAAGCAAGACTTCCAGATAACTTTCATGCTGTGAGAGAAGCTTGGATGTGTGCTGAGTTACCTGGTAACCCATATCCATCTGCTACATCATTTTATTCACAAGCAGCTAATGCAACAACTATTCAAATCAGTCCTCTTACAATAGGTGGTACACCTTGTAATAATACTGGTTGTCAAGATCCAAATTGTGAGGGTACATGTATGCCAGAACTAGTTCAAGCTGTATACAAAACAAATAATGAGATAGCTAGATCATATAGATATGAATACCTACTTAAGCCAGGAAACATATCTGCAAGAAAAAACTGTGATGTTTCTTATAGAAACGATTGGAATAATTATGCTCCTCCTGTACGTGAGTTTACACCAGGTTCAGCATCTTACGATTCTTTTGATATTAGAGACAATAAGTTTGTAACTAATTTTAGAAGTGGTGTCGTACATTTGTTATTCTACGCTACAGAATATGATGATGTAGGAAACCAATTAGTTCCTGACAACTATCGTATAGCAGAGTTTGTTGAAGCATTTCTTAAATTTAAGGTGTTTGAAACATTAACTAACCAAACAAATGATGAGACATTTAACCAGCTTCAACAAAAGCTAGCTTATTATAAACAACTTCATGATGAAGCATTTATACTTGCTAGTAACGAGGTGAAGAAGCAAACTCCTTGGGAGAAACAACGTAGAATAAAGAAAGACCTCAACAGATTTAATATGTATGAGCTTCCTAATCGTACAAATAGATACGGTAGAAGACGTAACAATTAATACACATGGCTAAACAGGAAAACAAAAAAGACTCTAATAAGCCTAAGGGTAATATACGTTTGGAGATAGCCACTGCACAAGCAGGGCTAAACTTAGACAGTTCTATATCTCAAGTGGGACCTGGAAGACTTACGTATGCTCTAAATGCTGCTGTAGAGAACTTTGATTCTAATTCTGTAAACTATCAGAACGAACCAGGTAATGAGTTATGTCTAGACTTTCCTGATGGATATAAACTTATTGGTTCACATTTTATTCCTGAAAAGCGTAAGAATATATTCTTCTTAGCTAATCCTGGTACAGGAGGTAGTGAGATAGGATATATGGACAATAATGATTGTCAGTATAGAACGCTTGTAAATGCTCCCTGTTTAAACTTTGATGTAAAAAATCCCATCCCTAAAGTTGTACATAGAATAACTAATTGTACAACAGAACTCTATTGGACAGATGGAGTTAATCCTAGACGATATTTAGATATAGAGGACGTTCCTTATAAACTTGTAGCAGGAACACCTAGCTGTGATCCTGTGTATGGTGATGAATTAGATTGTAACCAACTAAAGTTACAACCTGATTTCTCTATACCTCAATTAATGATCACTCAGATCAGAAACATAGGTAACCTAACAGCAGGTACATATCAGTTTGCAATTCAGTATGCAGATGCAAGTGGTAATGAGCTTACATCATATTATTCTGTAACAAACCCAATTCCTATTGCTGATGAGTTTAAAACAACTGTAAACTTCAATTATGAGGTGGGTAAGTCTATTGTTGTAGGTGTTTCTAATTTAGATTTAACAGGACAATTTGAATATTTCAACTTAGCTGTAATAAAAACAATCAACAATACTTCTTCAGTGGAGCTTGTTGGTACGTATAATATTGAAGATGCTACAAAAGAAGTAACTTATACAGGAGGAGATGAAACAGCTATAAGACTTTCTATATCAGACATCTTTGAAAAGTTTCCATATTACGACATAGCTCAAGATGTTACAGCTGTACAAGATGTTCTTGTATGGGACAATCTTACATCTATTGATAGAATCAACTATCAGTCTATAGCAAACCAAATAACACTTGGTTGGGAAACACATAGAATTCCTGCAGATGAAAACTATGCAGATGAGATAAATGCTGCAAACCTACGTGGGTACATGCGTGATGAAGTGTATGCATTTGAAATAGTGTTTTTATTAAAGAATGGAAAGCAGACAGATGGTTTTCATATTCCAGGAAGAGAAAAAGGAAGTAATGAAGCTTTCCCTGATGTTCCTGATACTAACAGTGATTTTATTGGAGATCCTGATTACTTTACAGGAACAACAGGATACAAACCTTATTGGAAGATTTATAATACAGCTTCTGTAACAGGAGGTTCTTTTGGTCAATCTAGTGATCTAAATTATAAAGGACCATGGGAATATGGTGAGTTTGCATATTGGGAATCAACAGAAGAATATCCTTGTGAAGAAGATGTATGGGGAGATTTAGCTGGACAACCAATTAGACATCACAAGTTTCCTGATGTATTAGTGAGTCCTATTATAGAGAATGGACCAATAGTTTATCAGAATGATAAGATTGTTCCTGCAATGCAGAACGATGCTGTATTTCCTATTGGTGTTAGAGTGGACAACTCACAGATATCTGCACTAATAGCAACCTCTAACTTAACACAAGATCAGAAAGATGATATTGTAGCTTACAAGATTGTAAGAGCAGATAGAGGAACTAACAAGTCTGTTATTGCAAAAGGTATACTTAGAAACGTAAACAAGTATACTAGAGATGAGGAAGATTACTACTACCCTAACTATCCATATAATGACTTAAGTCAAGATCCATATGTATTAGCAAGTAACAATGCATGGAGTGCTGACTCAGAGCCTTATCTAATACATTTACCGTCTACAGAAAATGATCCTTCTATTTTAGGAGTTATATTAGATCTTGAAATAACAGTAAATGAAGGAGAAGGTGTATTTCAATATACAAGCGCATTGAATGGTAAGTTGACACAACAAACTATACAACTAGATGAAACAATTGAAATTTGTTCATTGACAAGACCTGTCCCCCTGTTAGGTAAAATGACAATAGGTCCTGGTAACTATGATGTGTACAAAGCGGATCATGGAGATACTTGGATTGATCTTCCTTTTGGTTATAGATTAAACTGGTATGATCCTTTTCAATATCCAGGAGAATTATTTACTGGAAACACACAATTTAGACAAAAATGGCTTAGTGATGATCCGTTTGGTTCTGATGGTAGAGGAACTGTTATTGTTGAAATGGGTGCTCCAGCACCTTATTCAAGTGATTGTGTAGAGGCACCATGGCCTATTAATGAAGACTTATGTACTCCTGAAATTAGATTTAAAGATCCAGCTGATGAAGCTCGAGGAGAGGTTGCTAGTATTTCAGGTATACCTCAAGCAGGTTATATATATGGAACTGGAAGTAGATTTAGTAGTAGAAGATCTACACTAGGTTGTAAAGAAGAAAAACCACAAACACCTATAGAAGAAATAGATCCTGAAGAAAGAATAACTGATAGACAGATATTCAACTCACCAGAAACATCTTTTGGACAACCCTTCTTAGGAAGTGTCTTAAAGCTTGAGAGTGTAATGTTTGGTGGTGGTAAGGCTCATTGGGTGCAAGTTAAAGATAATGCTAATTATAAACTTCTTTCTAAGGAAGCTCAATTAGATGCATTAGATGCTTCAAAAAAAATTGCTGATATTGGAGGATTTAATGCTGGTGCAATGTTCACAGCATATCAAGCATATCTAACCATATATGTAAATGGTATTACAAGAAAGAATTATGCAATGTCTTTCAACTCTAGAGCTAACTATGATTACTCATATCCTATCGATAATGATCTTGGTATTAAGCAGAGAGATATTGATCTTACAAGATATTTAATACCTGGTGTACAGTCTCTTGGAGGAGATGAACTTTCTATAAACAACTGGAATAGAGAAACATCTGTATTTATTAGAACTTCTCAAGAGAGAGAATATAATGGTCAATCAATTGATTCTGTTCTTTTTCCAAGTCAAACTCCTAGCTTGTTAAATGGAGCCACTCCATATATTGAAGATGAATCTAGATTTACAATAGGTAATAAAGGTGCATGTCCTACTCCTGAAAAAGAACAAGACCTAACAGTAGTGTCATACTATGCTTCTATGAAAAACATCTTCCCTAACCAATATGGGCAGATATATTCATATCAAACAATTGATACAGGATATCAAGCATTAATTGGAAGAACTGGTACATCAACTGTATTTGGGGGTGATACATTCATTTCTAGATTTGCATTCAAGACAAAGCTACCATTCTTTATAGATAATAGAGTGGGAGCTCCAGATGACAGTGATGTATTCTATGATGAGATTGGTAATGTTGGATACCCAGCATATTGGCATTCTGCAAGATCTATATTAGAAGACTATATACCTCCTGGAACAACTATTCCAATGCGTAATCTTATTTCATATAAGGCTCACAATTTTGATTGTCCTAATGATCCAGCAACTGTACCTTTAGGAGGAGGAGCATATAGAACTTTCTATGATGGATATTTCTATTTGTTTGCATATGGTATTCCAAACTTCTATTGCGAAAGTACATATAACACAGACTTACGTCAAGCATTTAATAATAAAGAAGGAGACTTCTGGCCTCATGTAAGCTCTGGTATTCCTGATGATTGGTTACAAGAAACAAATGTACCTATTGCTCAGGATAATACATATTACTATAACGTAACTTATTCTAAGCAGAATAAAGAAAACGTATTCTCACATCTTCCACCTGATTGGAAAGATGATTTATGTTACACAGTGTTTCCATTCAGAGCTATTTATTCTGATGCAGCTATAACAAGTGCTGATTCTAGAGTGAATAACTGGTTGGTTTACAGAGCATTATCATTCCACGACTTCCCACAGAATTATGGAAACCTTACATCATTAGATGGTATTCAGAACAAAGCAATACTTGCACGTTTTGAAAACAAGTCATTGTTGTATAACAACCTATTGACAATTGACACAAGTAATCCACAAGCAGCTTATATTGGTAACCCAAGACTATTTGATAGTTCGCCACCAATAGACTTTGCTGAAACAGACTTAGGTTATGTAGGAGCTCAGAATAAGTTCTTATTAAAAATACCTCAAGGTCAAATAACAGTTGATGCTAAAAGAGGTCAAGTGTTCTTAGTTTCAGGAACTAAAGTTTTAGACCTTACAGCATTTGGTTCTGGTGTAAATAGATTTATGTCTGACCACCTACCATTCGAGATATTACAATATTTCCCTAATGTGCCAACAGACAATCATTTTAATGGTATTGGATTACATGGTGTATATGATAGTAAGTTTGAAAGAGTTATAATCACAAAGCTTGATTATATTCCTTTAAGAGATGATATACAATATGATGAGGAAACAGGAGATTTCTTTATTTATAAAAGAGTGCAGGAAATACCTACACCAACTCCTCCAGAACCTGGAGTATTACCAAGACCTACAGATCCCTTACCAAGTTCTACAAACACTTCTTCTGGTTGTAAACAATATAGAACTTTACCTTTTCCATCAGCTCCTGGTGACATCATTTCAATAACATATATTGATTGTGATGGAAACCAACGAGCTTACTTTCAAGAGTGTACTAAAAGAGGTTGTTCAGCTACAATTTGTGCTATAGAGATAATAGATTCTAATAGAGAGTTAGACTCAACAGGTGTTTGTCCTGTGTTTTCTCCAACAACTACAACAA